AGAAGAAGCGGTTGGTAGGGATGATAAAAGAATATTAGAATCTATATGGAAATTACTTGATGAAGCTGATATTGTTGTTGCTCATAATGGTGATCGATTTGATATAAGGAAACTAAATGCAAGATTTATACTTAATGGTATGAGTCCTCCATCTCCTTACAAATCAATAGATACTTTAAAGATAGCAAGGAAAGAATTTGCTTTTAGTTCTAACAAGCAAGACTTCCTTACTAAAACATTTGGTGTATCTGAAAAGCTAAAGACTGAGTTTCAACTATGGATAGACTGTATGGATGGTAATAAAGAAAGATTAGCTGAAATGCTAAAGTACAATGAACGTGATGTTATAGGTTTAGAGCAAGTATATCTTAAACTTAGACCATACATTAAGAATCATCCTAATCTTGGAGTTCTTATGGATGATAACGTTTGTCCATCTTGTGGAAGTAAGAATCTAAAACCATCTGATGCTACATACTTTACAAGCTCTAATGAGTTTCCTGTATTTAGATGTGGTGGATGTCATTCTCCTTTCATAAGAAGCAAGACAAGCCTTAGTACTAATGCTACAGAATTAAGAGGCATTGCAAGCTAAAGCTTGACAAAAGTGTATTTAAGGGTTATATTATAATATATGCTTGTTCGCAAAATAAAAAGTGTTGAGCACAGGATATATAATGATGAGAAGGAGTTTAACCAATACTGTCCCGATGAGAACTTAACTCGCAATTGGAGGGATGGCACTGAAGGTAGCTGGGTAATGGCTGACGACGGACAAGTCTGTCAAGTTCTAAAGCGGGGTGAGCTTAGAGATAGTCAGTCTAAGGGCGTGTGTAATTACTACATTAGGACAGTTATTGGTTCTTTCATATGTAGGGACAATGTTATGATGGAGGGAGATATGCGAAAGAATATGTATTCCTTTGCTTCCGAGGATCTCTCTCCTTATCAACATAAGATAAATAGAAAAAAGCCTACTAGAAGAGAATTTCTTTTTGCAAAGTATGTCGCTCAAGGTGATGGAATCGCTGAAGCGTTTATGAAGGCATATCCTACCAATAACGAAAAATACGCAGACTACCAAGGAAAAATATTATTAAGTACTGAAAGGGTTAAAGGTTTGATTAGAGAAGAAGTAGATAAGGTTTTAAATGAAGCCGAGATTACTCCATTGTATTTACTTGAAAAGATGAAGTCGGTTGTTGATGATGATGGTTCTCAAGATAAAGATAAGATACAAGCTATTAAAACTCTTATGCAGATAAGTGGTATGATGGAAACAGAAAAAAGAACAGAGTCGTTAACATTATTTCAAGGATTTACAAAGGATCAATTAAATGCTATCCAAGGCGGAGATTCGAAAAAACTCATTGAGGCTTCGAGAGAAGTCGAAAAATAAAGAATGTTTGATATGTGGTTTTCCTATGGAGGACTTCACATCAATTTGGTATAATATATCAGAGGATTTTTTCTCGGTAGAGTGTTGCGAATGTTTCTCATCTTATGATGAAAACTTTGAAATAAGAATGCCAGGATTAATCTTTAACTATGGAGAATCATAATGAAAAAAGTAGAGTTCAATTTAACCTTTGAAGTTCACAATGGATTAGACGAAGAAGATTTTGAAATATTATTAAAAGATTATTTAATTAATGATGAATCAATTAAAAGTTTCTCTAGTCACGTAATTGGGGACGTAAGCGATATAGATAATTTTTCTATAAACTCAGTAAGTTTAGTAAGAAAGAAAAAAAATAAAAAGAAAAAAATAAGTAACGGAGTTCCTGATAAAAACTGGGACGTGGTATAAGTGAAGTTAGCTGTATATGGAACGCTTAGGAATGGAGATAAGAATACAGGTAAGGTAAAAAACACATCACTTGTATATCCTGGTCATCAAAGATTTCCTGCTATGATACAAGATTACAAAGGTAAGGGAACTGTGGTTGAGGTACACGATGTAACGAGTGAAGAGATAGCTCAGTATGATATGTACGAAGGTGTCAATATTGGATTGTATGACAGGGTTAAGGTTGATGTTGAAATGGATAGTGGAGATAAAGTTAAGGCTTGGGTGTATGTTGCTGGATCTCAACTATTAGAATTAGTAGACGTGTTTAAAGAAATTCCAAATGGAGATTGGTACGATAGAAAAGTTTAATATAATACCTAATGACTTAAGTGAGAAAGAACGTGTTCTTAATATGGTATCTAAAGATTTAGTTGCCTTTGGACAACTGTTCTTACCAGAAGACTTTATGAAATCAAAGCCAGCTCCGTTTCATCACGAAGTTGGTGATTTGTTTTTAAATGACACTATAAGAAGACTTTGTCTTGTTTTGCCTCGTGGTCACACTAAGTCGACTATGGCTAAAGCTGCTTTGTTGCATAGGCTTTGTTTTAATCCGAAAGGGAAAAAAGAATTTGCTGCTTGGGTATCGGAAGAACAAGGTCAGGCTGTAGACCATTTAAAATATATTAAAAGTCATATAGAGTTTAACCCAGCTTTAAATTATTACTTTGGTGATATGGCTGGTAACAAATGGACTGAGAAAGAAATTACTACGGCTAAAGGTGATAGAATTATAGCAAAGGGTACTAGCCAAAGACTTCGTGGTAGATCAGAACTTGGACTAAGATATACTAAAATTATTCTTGATGACTTTGAATCTGAGTTAAATACTAAGACTCCAGAAAGACGTAAGGAAATTAAAGAATGGCTTATGTCTACAGTCTATCCAGCACTTGAAGAATCAAAAGGTAATGAAGGTTCTATATGGCTTATAGGAACTATTGTGCATTACGATTCTGCTTTGCAAGGAATATATGATGGTTACTTACAAGCACAAGAAAATAATGAAAAGTATACTTGGGAAATGGTGTTTCATAGAGTAATAGAGAATGATAAACCACTCTGGCCGTCTTATTTCTCAAAAGAAAAAATAGCTGGAATAAGAAAAGATTATGAGTATGTTGGGCAACTTCATAAGTTTGCTCAAGAGTATATGAATGATGCTCGTGATTTAGATAGTGCAAAATTTAAAATAGATAAGATTAATTATTTCGATGGAGAATTTAAAGCTAGAAACAATCAAGCGTATATTGTTACAAAAGAAGATGCTATACCAGTTAATGTTTATATGGGTGTTGATTTGGCTTATGAATCTTCAGCCCAGCACGACTACCAGGTTATTGTCGTTGCTGGTATTGATAGTGATAAAAATATTTATGTAATAGATATATTCAGAGATCATATTCCATTGTATGATATGCCACGTAAAATATTTCAGTATGCAAAAGAGTATCAACCTATGCGAAGAGCAAACGTAGAACACGTTGGAGCACAAGGTATAATAAAAGATGCTGTAAATGAATTATCTGGTAAGGATAGAAAGATGGCTCCAGGTATTGCAAGAGGTGTAAGACCTCCATCTGGAATTAAGAAAGAAGATAGATTAGAGTCTTTACTGTGTCCTATTGTTAATAGAGGAAAGTTATTCTTAAAAAAGAATCATAGTGATTTAGTTGATGAAATGTTTCATTTTCCAAAAGCAAAGAATGATGACTTGCTTGACGGTCTTTGGTACTCTATTATAAATGCAAGAGCACCAATAAGTAGCAAGTTTGATGCTGATAATTTCGAAGAAGAAGTAAGTGAGAAGAGAGAATTCTTGGGAAAGAAAATACTAAGAAGTTGGGTGACAGGACAAAGATATTAAAATAAATAAAAAAAAACTTGACAAACGTATGTTTTAGACTTATATTATATAGTATAGGTTAATTTATATATTCGGGGGATTTAATATTACAAACGAACAAGATTTTGCGCAAATAGATGAAGCGCAAAAGAATAAAGACTTATGGAGAAGATGGCGCGATGCTCGCTCTGATTGGGATGATGAAGCTAGGGATGCTGTTGATTTTGTCCTAGGGAATCATTATACTGCAGAAGAGTCTGATGCGTTAAACGCTGTTGGGCAGGGTGACTTTATTATAGATAGGGTCTATGCTGCTGTTGACAAGCTTAAGTCTTTACTCACCTCAAGAAATCCAAAGTTCTCTGCTGTTGGTAGAGAAGATTCTGATAACAAGATTGCGCAAGTATGGAAAACTATACTTGAGTACTGTTGGGATATATCAGATGGAGATATGGAATTTAAGCAAGTTGTCCACGACTATGCAATAACTGGTCTTGGATATTTTTATGTATATACAGATCCAGAGGCAGACTTTGGAAGAGGTGACGTAAAGTATACCCACCTAAATCCTTTTAGAGTATATGTAGACCCAGCTGCTAGAAATAGATATTTCAGTGATGCGTCTGCTATAATACTATCTACTATATTAACTAAAGAGCAAGTTATATCTCTTTACCCACAGATAGAAGAATTTATTAAAGATATAGAAACTATGACTGACGAGGAAGATTATCCATCTTCTTCAAGAAAAAATTCATCAGAGTCTTTTACACCAGATGTTGTTAAAGATAAAGATAGTGGGTCTTACGAAAGATATAGAATACTAGAAAGATTTGAAAAAATAAAAGTTCCTTATTACAGACTTTTCAATAAACAGAGTGGTGAAGAAAAAGTTGTTGACTTGGAAACTTTTCAAATAGTTTCTACGGAGAATGCTCATCTAATAGAATCGGGACTGGTTGAAGCTGTTGAGATTATGCAAACACGAGTCAAAGTGGTTGCTTCAATGGGACAGCATTTGCTATACGAACAAATCCTCAATACTGATATATACCCAATCATACCAGTCCCAAATATTTGGACTAACACTCCATATCCAAAATCAGATGTATCTAAAGTTAAAGACTCTCAAAGACTTATTAATAAGCTTTTTTCTTTAACGCTTAGTCACGCTCAAGCTTCTGCTGGTCTTAAGTTACTTGTACCAGAAGGAAGTGTAGATAATGTTGGTGACCTAGAAAGAGATTGGGCAAATCCTAATGCTGTATTAGAGTACAATCCTGAATTTGGTGAACCACATTTTCCTGCTCCTCAACCACTTGCTGGTGAGTTCTATCATTTAATAGATAGAGTAGAGCATTATATAGATTTAAATTTTGGAATCCCAGAACTTATGCAGGGATTTAAAGAAAAAGCTCCAGATAGCGTACGTGGTACAGCTATGCTTTCAGAAATGGGAGAAAGCCGTGGACGTTCTAAGTTAAAAGACATAGAAGGAAGTCTTAATCAACTTGGAAAGTGTATTTACAATTATGCTAAAGGACATTACAAGTATCAAAAAACATTTAGAATCGTACAACCAAACAATGATCTTACTGAATTTTCAGTAAACAATAGGTTGTATGATGACAAAACCAACGAACTGCAGACAATTGATAATGATATATCATTAGGTCAGCACGATGTTAGAATAATATCAGGTTCAACTTTACCTTCAAATAAGATGGCGGAATATAATATGTATCTTGAAGCGTATAAGTTGGGATTGGTAGATGATGTCGAGGTCTTAAAGAAAACAGAGATCTATGACAAAGAAGGTGTATTGCAACGCAAAGGTATGATGTCTAAAATGCAGTCATACATACAACAACTAGAGGGTCAAATAAAAGAACTCAGTGGTGATTTACAAACAGCTGACAGAGAAGCTGTCCACGCTAAGAAGCAAGTTATCACAGAGAAATTCAAAACCGACCTAAAAGAGATTAGCTCTGAGGCGAAATATAAAGAAAGAGTTAAGCTTGGAGAACTAGAAAAGGTGATTGATAAAGCAGATGTTCGTGCCGAAGCTGCGTTAGCTATACAAAAGGCGAATAAAGGGAGTTCCTCTAAAAAGGGGAGCGCACAGAATAAACAATAATCAAAGGTCAAGCTTCTTCGAAGTATCTAAGGGTGTTTCGAATTAAAGAAGAGATCTAAAGGAGGTTATATGGAAGATCAAGTGCAAGGCGATGTAGTTGAACAGAATGTTGGTAAAACAACAAGGGAAGGCTTGCAAGTCTCAATGCCAGATGTAGAATTGGCTTCAGAGATTCCAAGTGTTCAAGATGGCGTAATTGACGAAGGAAATAAAAGAGCACCTAATTTAATAACTAAAGAAGGTGACGAGTCTGAAATTAACTATGCTACTGATTGGGAAAATGAAACTAAGAAGTTTCAATCTATGTATGATAAACAGAATTCTGATTATCAGAAACTTCAAAGTGACTATGAAAAACTTCAGCCAATGTCTGAATTACAACAGGTTCTTGAATCAAGACCAGATGTAGTTGAGGCTATAAAAGAAAGGCTTGAAGGAAAAAGTTCTCAAGAAACTATACGCGAAACAGATGATAGCGACACAGTCGACGAATCATCTTTTGACCCGTGGGAAGCCTATTACAAACCAGAGTCAGCTTCATTTAAAATGAGGACGGCTCAAGAAAAGGCTTTGGTAGATGAGGCAGTTGGAAAACATATGTCTGATCTTCAAGGTCAAGTAGCGTTGCAAAATTTACGCAACGAGTTGGCAACTAGTTATGATATGAAAGATGAAAAGGATATTAATGACTTTATAGATTTTGCTACTACGCCAAGAGATCAATTACCAATTGATTTGTTAATTGATGTTTATCGTAAGCATTATAATAAAGGAGCTGATAACGTTTCTCCAAATATGGAAGCAGTTAAAGCAACTCAAAGTATTCCAAGAACAGCTGGGATTCTTCAAGGTGGCGAACCACCACAAAAGAATGAACAGGATTCAGCTTGGGATAGAATTTTGCAAGCAGGGCAAGCAGGGAGAATTCCCTAATTAATATAATCAAATAGGAGGTAACAAATGGCTGTTACACAAGGAATAAAATCCAGTTATGATATTACAGCTGCTGCCACTAGTGCTGGTATAGGAACCGCTCCTGACCGTAGACGATTATACGATTTCTCGGATAGGGTTGCCGAATTGGCACCTGAGGAATCACCGTTTTTTGTATATCTTTCAAAGGTTGCAAAAGTTCCAACGGATGATCCTGTATTCCGATTTTTAGAAAATCGTTCAAAAATCGATTGGTCAACGAGAGACTTTTTACTAGCATCAGCTCCTGGCACAGTAACCGCTGGAAGTTCTTACTCATTTACAGTTGACGCAGATAGCGCAACTGGTGGTAGTGCTTCAGGTGGAACCGCACCTAGCTTTTTAATTAAAGGTATGGTATTTTCAGTAGCTTCGCTTGGAAAAAATTCAAGTGCAGGTTATTCACAGGTTTTAGTTAGAATTGAAAGTGCTCCAGTAGTTGGTAGTTCTTCTACTACATTTACAGGAAAAGTTATTGACTTTTCTTCTTTAACTAACTCAGGTGGTGCTATTAGTGGTGAAGACGCATTAGCAGATAACGATCTATGTCAAGTAATTGGTACTTCATTTCAAGAAGGCTCAGCATCTCCAGATGCCTGGTCTAGTGAAATTGAAGATAACTACGGCTATACACAGATCTTTAAAACGGCTTGTGAGATGTCAAACACAGCGATTGCAACACGCTATCGCGGATATGCAAACGAATGGGAACGCATTTGGGCGATGAAACTTCGTGAGCATAAAGTTGACATTGAAAGAGCTTTATTATTCGGTCAAAAAGCAAGAGTAAGTTCAATTCAATACACAGAGGGTGTGGTTGGACATATACTAAAAAATGGTGTTGCACAGATTGGTGATGCTGATCTTTCTTATACATCTGGACAACCTTATTTTAGAAGTGTTGCTGATTCCGAATTAACTTACGATAGATTGCTTTCTGATATGGAAGTAATTTTTGATCCAGCACGTGGTGGTGCAAGCGAGAAACTAGTACTTGCAGGTCTTCCTGTAATTAGTTACTTTAACAAACTTGGAAAAGATTCATTCTTAAGTACAAGTTTATCACACAATGCTAATGCTGCATTAAGTGGTGCTGCTACTACTACTAACCAATCTCCTCACCGTATGAATATGGAAGAGAGAGCTGGTGCATTTGGTCATAAGGTATTTACAATTGAAACTGTTCACGGTACAATGCACTTAGTCAAAGAGCCATTGTTTAGAGGTATGACTTCTAACTTTATGGCTATGATTGATATGAGTCAAATTGCATACCGTCCACTAGTTGGAAATGGTATTAATCGTGATACAGCAATAATGTCTAACATTCAAAACGCTGATGAGGACTTGAGAAAAGATATGATTCTAACCGAAGCAGGCTTAGAAATTACATTACCTGAATCTCACACACTCTACAACGTAGAATTTTAGGAGGTTATAATATGTATACTGATAAGATAAATAAAAATAGTGGTGCTTTTGAAACTGGCGAAAAAGCTTTTCAGAAGATTGATAATTCTGCAGCTTTAGCAAGAACGCTTAAAGCTTCAGAGTCTGGAACTCTTTTCGCAGTTGATATGTCTGCTGTAGACAACAATGTTACTTTAACATTACCAACAGCTTCAGATGCAGTCGCTGGTGTTAATTACGATTTCTGTTTTACAGTAAATTGTGATGATGACGCTGACTTCATTGTGACTACAGGTGCTAATGGAACTGATATCTACGGATATATTGTTGCAGGTGCAGCTAATAGTACAGTTGATGATGTTGATGGTTTATCTAAAATAACTATTGACGGTTCTGTTTCTCAGGCTATTGAAGGTCTAAGAATGACTTTTATCTGTGACGGTGTTAATTGGCATTTATCTGGATATGTTCCAGTTGCCATTGGTACAACTGTTATAGTAGAAAGTGCTTCTGCTTAATAATCCGAATAAATAAGGATTAACAGATTTGGATTCTGTGGGGCTATTCAAAAAAAGTTTAGCCCCGAATATCCTAAAAATTTAAATTAAGGAAATAGAAAATGGCAGATTACAACGCATCAAATACAGATGTTAAAGTATTTATTCACAATCCTAAACCAGGAACTAAAACACAAAGTGCTGGTGAGATTGCAAAAGATGTTTATGACCATATAGCAGGATTAGACTCTACTAATAATAAAGTTATATCTATATCACATTGTGCATTAAAAGGTGATAAGATTTTAACTATGGTAGTATCTGGTGCGTAAGCTTAAGTGTCAACATTGCGATAATCCAAATCCAGAAAATTGGTTTTTCTGTAGAGATTGTGGTAAAAGAGCATCAGCTCCAAAGTTTACTACTAATTCATTTGTTATAAGTGAAGCTGGTAAAAGAACTGATGTAGAATTTAATACTATTTCCTATGATGAAAGTATTAACAAAATGAATAAAGCCGATAAAAGATGGAAGGGATTTTAATATGCCTACAGTAAAGACTAAGTCTGGCAAGAAAAAAAAGTATCCATATACTAAAAAAGGTAAAGCTGCAGCTAAGAAAGCTAGTAAAAAAGCTAGGAGATATTAATAAGTGGCAAATTTTGACGCACAAGTAATAGAATTAGTTGGTACTGCTTATAGCACCGACCAAGCTGCCTTAGATCAGTTTATAACTGAAGGAGCTAATGAAGTTATTAATGCTATGCCTCGTTCTATAATGGAAAGAGTAGCTGAAGAAACTACTTTTACAAACACTGTATCTTCAGAAGGTCATAAAGTATTAGCTGTTTTAAAAAACGACGGTACGATAGATCAACCTTGTAGAAAAGTCCCAGCTTTTAAAAGAGGTAGGATTCAAGATTCTTCTGATATGGAATTTGCTAGTAGTTCAGATCCAGCTTATTATATACAAGATTCGCTGATAACATTATTTCCAACTGGGTCTGGTGGGAAGCTTGTATCTATGCCTACGTATAGCCAATCTTCTCCATTAGATGCTAGCGCTATTTCTACTATAACAAATTTTCCAAATGAGTATGAATATTTAGTTGTATTATATGCAGCAATTAAATCTCTTCAACAAGTTTTAAGTAGTATTGTATTAGCTGATGCTAGTATATCTTATTCAAATGCTTCTGTTGGTGATTCTGTAACCGCTGCTGTCGATGTTCCAACTTCAAGCGTAGCACCAAGTGATGCCGCTTATACATCTCCTACTGTGCAATCAGACGGTGGTAGTGTTGAATTAACAACAATAGTTCAATTGGATGCTGAAAATACAATAGATGATTTTGATGGTAATGCTATAGAGTTTGACCAGTGGTGGTCAACCTTAGCTCATCTTATAGAAGACGAAGAAGATTCTGAGTTAGCACAACTTCAAATATCTAAAATAAGTGCATACGTAAATGCTTTCCAAGCAGAAGTTCAAGACGCTCAAGCAGCTATGCAGTCTTCAATTGCAAATGCGCAAAACGATGTTAATGTAGCTATTCAAAAAATGCAGTTATCAACACAAGCATCAATACAGAAGATGCAACTGTCTACTAATGTAAATATTACAAATGCTGCTAAAACAATGGAAGCATTAATACAAGATTATTCTGCTTTAGTTACAGAAAAA